CGTAACCGTGGGCGCACCCGTGTATCCAGTTCCGCCAGCACCAACCACAATCGCCAGAATCGTTCCGCTTTCAGCATCGACCGTAGCCGTGCCGGTTGCACCAGAACCCGCCGGGGTGATCGTAACCGTTGCGTTGGTGTAACCAGTTCCACCAGAAGTCACGTTGATCGCTGTAACGATACCACCAGACACAGTAGCCGTAGCCGTTGCGCCGGTACCGTCACCAGAAATCGCAACAACCGGCGCTCCGCTGTACAGAGTACCGCCAGCACCAACCGTGATTGTATCGACCGCACCCGCGTTTAGGTTGGCCGTAGCCGTTGCACCAGAACCCGGTGAAGTGATCGTAACCCGAACAGCATAGCGAACCGTTTCGTTAGCCGTGAACGTACCCGAAGATCCGGTCAAAGTCAAAGTGGTCGCCAGTGTGTCAAACGAAGTAGACAGAGCGCCGCCCCAATTGGTTGTAGACGGGTGATCCATCCACCAAATCCAACGGCTCTTACGATTGATGATTTCGGCGTAGTATTGGCTGGAACCATCTTCGGTCTTCGCTAGAGCGGCCTTGCTCAAGAACGGATACCGTTCCAAAACCGTGCCAGCAACACCCGTCAATTTACCATCCACATCCAAAACGACAACGTGAACTTCGTCGTTCAAACCGCCAGCATCAGAAACAGACTTGGACGTTCCGGGAACGCCATCAAAGCTGTCTTTGTAAGCCCATGTATCAAAGCTGTTAACGTCGGCAATCGATACGCGAACCGAGTTGCCAAGGTCGCCGGGGTAGCGTGCCGCCCACATACCAACCGCGCCCTGTCCGTTGGCATAAGAGCCAAGGTATTCGTCGCGATTCTTAATGAGGATACCAGATCCGTCCGCTGTCGAATTCAGCGCCGGGGTGTTGCCCGTGGTCGAAATTGCACGGACGATGTAGCAAGAACTTGCATAGGCAAGGAAACTTGCGGCGGAAAACCATGTTTCCGCACAGTTGTTATCGGGCGTGCCGAAAATATCACGCAAAGTCAGTTCGCTATCGACCAACGTGCGTTCCTGTACCGGCCCCCATCGAAATGGACCCGCAATTGCCCCGGTCGATGTGGCTACCGCCGGGATAATTGTCGTAAGATCGATTTCGGTACTGTTGATACCGGGTGAGAGGAATTGTGCCATTCTTTTTTCTCCTTAGAACTTGAAGAGACTTGTTCACCGGATATTTAGGTTTTGGCACGCTTTTGCGTCGGTCTAGGATTTAGCTAGATGACAAATCGTTCTTTTGGAGGAGGTTGCGGTTTCCCATCATCGACAAAGAAGAACCCGAATTTGTCTTCTTCGATGAGGTAATCCTGTTCCGCCCGAAGAGTCGCTTGGATGTCCTGATCCATCAAATCTTTGAAGTAGCGCTGATTGATGAGCCATGCGAAACTGACCAGCGTCATGACCAAATCATCATGACCACCCGACTCCGCTTCCCAACTTGACCCCTTAGCGACGAACCGGCGGAACTCCGAAATCGTATCGGCGTCATTGACAATCAACTTGTCACTTTCGATCAAGGCCTTGAGGTTGGCGCATCCAACCGACTTGACCTTCTTATCCATTTCCACACCTAACTTGACTGATCCGCCAAACCCGCCGCCAATCACCTGACCGGTCCCCGCTTTACGGGTAGTCATTAAGATGTTTTCATATTCCAAATCATCATGGAGCGCCCGCGCCACATCGCCACCGTTGTTATTGGATTCGATGAGGATGAATGCTTCGTTGTACGCATTACCGATCATGAAGATCATGTCCGGCACCCGGAGAGGTGAAAGATTGTTTGATCTCCATTTCGCTACCATCTTATATGGATACTCAGTCACATCCATGACTGTGATGGCATGATAGTCGCCACCACCACCACGGGACACATCCACACACGCAATGTAAGTGTGATCTTTCTCCGGGCGATAATAAATGTCCACTCCATCCACGGATGATACCGGGTTGTACGCTGTCATCGACGCCAGCTTGCTATCGGATATGAGTGTGTTGGATGACCCCAAAAACTCACACTCATATTCCTGACTGAACTTTTTGGTTCCGTCGGCACCCATGTTAGCGATGGTCTTTTCTCTCCACGCCGCATCATGTCCCGGCCAATCCGACCAATGCACTCCGAACGGAATGTATTCGTTTTTCTTGAGCGTGGCGTCGTTCCAAATGGAATGGAACAAATTCAAACCCTTCGGTGTAGAGACAATGAAGATTTTGGTGTTTTCACCAGACGAAATTGTCGGATAAACCGATGTGAAGAACTCATTCGCAATGTTGTTGGGGAGAAACGCGAACTCATCCAACAAAAGCATATTGATGGACAAACCACGAATCGCCGCGCCCGACGTGGCGGAAGCGATCACCTTGGAATTGTTTTCCAACAGAATGCTACCTTTGTTCCACTCCAACACACCTTGCTGTAACCACTTAGGTAAGTGTTCATATGCCAACTTCAACCGGCCTAGTAGCTCACGGGCGGTCGTCTGTTTGTTAGCCAACACCGCGACTGTCAGTTCCGGGGTGAATAGAATCTGATGAAGTAGGAATGCAATCAGCGTTGTACTCTTACCGCACTGCCGGGGACACTTAGCGACTACAAACCGATTGTCTGCCAATGTCTGAATGAGATTCTTCTGATACGGAAACGGTACAAATGGAACCAACCCACGATCTAGGTTGATGATCTTGACATAGTTCGTAATGAAGTAAATCGGGTCTTTTGCACACCGAACATACTCTTTCAGTTGTTCTGGAGTGTATGGGACATTGACGCCGCGTGCCTTCAAATTGGCATTCGCATTATATGTGCTGGACACGCCCCTATTTATCGTTTGAGTTTGTTCCAAAATCCTTATAGTGGCCTGAAACTGTGCTAAATTAGGGAGACGTACTGTTTTGTTGATAGGAGAAAACCACAAGCAACGATGAAAACGTAGATGAATGGTCGCGCCGGGAAGCCAGTGTAGCGGCTAACTGACACGATCAGACAAACCACGGCAGAGTCGCCATAGTTGGTAGCCTTACTACCCACCGGACGAATGAGGAACGTCCAAAACATCCAAGGCACCGGCAAAAGGCTCACAACCTTGTTCACGGATATGGAGGATGTTTATGAAGCTCATCCGGCTTCTCTCACTGATTTGCGCCAGCATGTTGCTAAGCGCACAAACGAATGTAATTGATGACCGAGTTGTCCGGCTGGAATCGTATTTGAAAGAATACAACAGCCCGGTAGCTCATCTGGCGTCCCTGTTTGTAATGGTCGCTGACGACCGGGGATTGGATTGGCGGCTGTTGCCCGCCCTAGCCGTTGTGGAAAGTAGCGCTGGTAAAGCTATGAAACACAACAACTTGTTTGGTTGGGCTAGTGGAAAGAAACATTTCCGCACTACGAGTGATGCAATCGTGACGGTCGCCGATGCGCTTGGCACCGCGCGGTGGTATCGGGATAAGACTTTGGTCGGGGCGATGCGGACATACAATCCGGCGAACCGGAACTATCCGGCAAAAGTGACGGCGGCGATGAAGCAAATTGATTCTGAAGAGCCGATTGCCAAAATGCTGGTGAATGAAAAACTGTCAACCTGTATGATGGTCGGATCGACGATCATTCAATAACCCCCGAAAAAGAGAACCCGTCTATGGTATCATTCTTGACATGGATGTCAATTCCGGTACCGCGACGGGTTCTTCACTGTTGCAAATGCTTGGGCAGATTGAATCTGCCAAATCCCCGAAGGAACTGTATGGGTCGGGCGATGTGGAAAAACTGTATCGCCGGTTCATGCTGTCATGCCACCCGGACAAATTCGCTTCCGAATCAGAAGCACTCCGCAAGCGGGGAGAAAACGCGTTCAAAAAAGTCCGGGAATACTACGACCTTCTCAACGGGAAAAAAGCGGCGGCTCCGGCGGTATTCGGCAAATGGGTGGTAGAGCATGCCATTGTGGGCGGTGATCTGGCAGACATCTACCAAGTGACTTCGGCCAGCACACCCAAAGGCATCCTGAAGATCGTGCGATCAGCGAACGACAACGACCTTCAAGAAAACGAAATCGCCGCCCTTCGGGATTTCCACAAAGAGGCGACGAATCCATTCCAGCGATACTTCCCGAACGTGCTGGAGAGTTTCAAAGCGTCGGGGCGGCGGGCGATCATCATGACCCCGGCGGAAATGGCGCTGAAAGATGGGCCGATTGAACCCATGGTGTCCCTGGAAGAAATCCTTCGGCGATCCGGCGGGAAGATTGATTTTCGCCATATGGTGTGGATGTCGAATCGCCTGTTGAGCGCCCTAGGATACGTCCACAATCGCGGGCGCGTACACGGGGCAATCGTTCCATCCCATTTGATGTACGGGCCGGAAAGCCACGGGCTGACGCTGGTAGACTGGTGCTATTCGGTGACTGGGGAAAGCAAGAAGCACATCCCGGCCATCGTGAAAGACTATCGCCATCTTTACCCAAAGGAAATCTTTCGGAAAGAACCGCCGATGCCCGGCACGGATCTCTTTATGTGGGCTATGATTGTCAAAGCCAGCACAACGGTCCCGCGCCGATTCGATGGTTTGCTGGATTGGTGCTTAGCGGATTCGCGACGCGCACGCCCGCAAGACGCTTGGAAAATTCAAGATCAATGGGGTACCTTGGCGGCTGAAGAATTCGGTAAGCCAAAGTATCTCAAACTGCAACTAAGCCGATAAGGAGAAACCCTACTATGGGCGGAACAAGTTTTAATCACGACGACTACGCAGCACGCGAAACATACCGGAAAAGTACCGGCACCAGCGCCTTTGTACATGACGACGCCATCCGCGCCGGGCGGGTCGCCGCCGGGGTTGATGCGAAAATGAACCCCTTCGGCGTCAAACTGCGCGAATCCCGCGACAGCGCCGAACACCCGATCACGATCCCGATTGCCGTATCGATGGATCTCACCGGGTCGATGTCCACTGTCCCCCGGATCTTCCAGAAGGCGCTTCCGAATCTGATGACCCAATTTCTGGCGGCGAAGGCCAGCGGTAAGGAATACCTTGGCGGCGGCTACCCGGCGGTCATGATCGCGGGACACGACGACTACCCGGCCATGCGTGGTGTGCAAGGCACCGTGCAAGTCGATCAGTTTGAGTCCGGCATCGAAATCGACGACGCCTTGGGCCGGATTTGGTTCACGGGCAATGGCGGCGGCGGCGAACCGCGCGAATCCTACGAACTCATGCTGTACTTCATGGCCCGGCACACCGCGCACGATCACTACGACAAGCGCGGGAAGAAAGGGTACATCTTCCTCTTCGGCGACGAAAAGCCGTACGGCATGGTCCGCCAAGCCGAAGTGAAGACCCTCTTCGGCGACGACATCGAAGCCGATATCCCGGTCGCGGACATTGTGCGGGAGTGCGAAGAGCGCTACCACGTGTTCTACGTTCAGCCGAAAATGACCAGCCATTGGCAAGAAGAGAAAATCCTCAACGTCTGGCGCGAACTCATCAACCCCGAACAGGTGTTGCTGTTGGAAGACCCGTCGAAGATTTGCGAACTCATCGTCGCCACCGTGACCTTGCTGGAAGGCCAAGCCGATCTGGACGACCTCCGGGCCGATAACGTCGCCACCGGGCTGGATCTGGCCTTGGTTCCGCTTTCCAAGCGCACGGGCGAAGTCAGCAAGTATGACGCCGGGACTCTCCCGACCGTCACGACCACCAGCGGCGGAACGGACCGCATCTAACCACCATGCCACACGCCAACATAGTAGCCGGGCTTTTCTTCGGGGACGAAGGAAAAGGAACGTCGGTCGATTTTCTTGCCCGGCTCTATGAGGCGAACCTAGTGGTGCGCTACAACGGCGGACCCCAAGCGGCTCACCATGTCGTTTTACCAGATGGGACCTTCCACCGATTTTCCCAATTCGGGTCCGCCTATTTTGTGGACGGCGTAACAACCTACCTTTCCAAACACATGCTGATCGAACCCTTCGCACTCCTGAGCGAAGCGCGGCGACTTCAAGAAATGAAAGGCGACAATCCATTCAACCGAATCATTGTCGATAGGGATTGTCTGGTTATTACGCCGTACCATTGGATCATCAACCGCTGGCGGGAATCCACCCGGTATCGGCGACATGGTACGTGCGGGCGTGGAGTAGGTGAAGCACGTGCCGACGCGCTGGCGGGCTTTCCAAGCCTGTATATGCGCGATCTGGCGAACGCCGGGATATTGCGGGATAAGCTGGAAGAGATTCGGAAATTCAAATTCGCTCTATTCCAAGCATCCTTCACTTCGCCCGACAATGTTTACCGGACTGAGTTTGAGAACACCAAGGTTTCCGATCTGGTCAAATCGTATAAGGATTTTTCGGATCGCATCACCATGGGCAATACTGGCAGACTCCATGAAATGCTCACCAAGTCCGTGTCGATCTTTGAAGGTGCGCAAGGCGTTCTCCTAGACGAAACATATGGTTTCGCTCCGTACAACACCTGGACGGACACAACCTTTCGCAACGCCCACGAAATTCTGAGCGGGACTGGTGTCCGGTCCACCCGCATCGGTGTTCTTCGCGCCCTAGGCACACGCCATGGCGCGGGACCGTTCCCCACTGAGAACTACCGGATGGCCTATGAAGGCGATCACAACTCCACCAACGATTGGCAAGGACACTTCCGATTCGGCTACATGGACATGGTGCTGTTGAAGTATGCACTCATGGCGACGGGCCGCGTCGATGAACTGTTCCTGACTCACTGTGATAAGATCAACGGGCCGGTAGGTATCGCGACTGAGTACGGAAATGGTATGACCGAGCTACCATTCGGAATGAGCGGAGACGAACTGGAAAAGATCGCCAAGATCGGGAAGATTGAATACCAGTTCACAGACAACATCACCCGCACACTAGGCGAAATGCTCAATGTACGGGTGGCGTATTTGTCGTCGGGGCCTACCTACCTGGATAAAGTAAGTCGCCCCTCTATTCAAGGCGCGAAGCGCTAGAGTCGATTGTCGTACAGGTAATTGGCCAAAGAGTCGGGTGTGTTTCCGCTGGACATCACTTTCCCGTGACTGTCTTGCATGGTCCACTCATCCCCATTGATGTACAGATCGTTGCGACCGACAGAGAATTCAGCGGTCCCCTTTCCATTCAGTGCGCCGCGAAGAAACTTCTCTCCCCGGATCAAAAGAAACGAAAGATACACGGCGAAATTCTTGTGAGTCTCCAAAAATTTCACGGTATCTTCTTTCAACATCTGTTCCATGATTGGCTCCACCGACTCTCCGATCTGACGAATGCTATTGATGCCGGACACGACGTTCTTACCCTTCGGAGTGATTCCACCTGACGGGCTGAGATAACCTTTCTTCTTCAAACCGACTGTCAGTTCATCGTATTTCTTAGCGTCAATCCCGGCTTCGGCGGCATACTCCCGGCGAACGCGGGAAATCGTACTGCGCACCAAAAACAGAACCTTCTTCTCATCGGAACTCAAATCTTCCGACGACGGCGGCAATAGCTGTGCCGCATTCTTCTCACTGATAATGAACGTCAACCCGGCATCTTTCCCCATGAAGATCGCGTGTTCAACGACACACATATTCTCATGGATCTTGATCGGGTGGAGTCTCTTCGTATTCGGGTCACCGTTCTGAGGGACCGGCACCGACCGCATCGTCACCAAATTGACAACAGCGAAATAGTCGCGCGACCCACCATCCCAATAGCTGGTGATGTCGATGTCAGTACCTTCCGGCACGATCCGAACTTTGAACTTACGACCATTGTAGTCGGGGAACGACGCATGCGCCAATTTCTTGGCTAGCGGGTCGTTGGCATCCAGAAACAAAGCGGCTTCCGTCAACGGCTCCGGCGCGGCGACAACCGGGGCTTTGACTGCCTCATCCAGCTTGACAGTTTCCGTGAGTTTCGCATCGCCGATCTTCCCGCGCACCCACGCGCGGAGTTTCGTCAATCCAGCTTCCGTCAGCGCGGCGGTCGCCCGCATCCGCTTCCCTTCATACATCAGGTTTGCCCGAACACACGCGCCAGTCTTGGTCACCGCATGAGTGAACACAACCACCGCCGGGGCCGCTTCTGGTTTGTTTTCCGGGCCGATCATGGCTTCTTTGACGGCCTTTTTACGCGGCTTCCGTTCCGGTTTCACAACTGTCGATGCTTCTTGAATCTCTTCTGGCATGTAGTTATTTACCTTCCATCGCAAACCGAGGGAGTAAAATAGAAGTATGCACCGCTTTGAAAAACTAGCCACCTTGATTTGCCAGCCGTATCAACCACCCATTGATGCGATCATCTGCGACGACATGGACATCGCAGAAAACCGATTGACGGTCATGTGGAGAGTAGGACGCAACTACGTGAAATTGGAGTTGGTTAGCGATTTCGTGTTCCTGGAAGCGTACATCGACAATCAGCTAACGTGCTGGCCAAGCCAACTGTTCTTCTACACCCACGTCCGCCTAGGGTTGTTGTTGGAGTGGATGAACAAAGAAGGAACCGACGAAGACCTAGACACCATTCGTCGGAGTCCCGAATTTTACCGGTCATACCACTCTGATCCTGAATTCGGCCAGTACATCACGAACGGGCGCACGGATGTTCGCGTGTGGGATGCTATCGACTTGATAATGCCGGATTGAGCGTAAATACATCCATGCATTCCTTTTCCGAATTCGTCACGATCACTGAACAAACTGATTATCCCGTCGGGACGATTCTACACGTCTCATCGGGAAGCATGTTTTCGGAAAAGAATCTGGCCGTTCTCCGCACCGCCGATGGATGGAAACAAATCAACGACTATGGACTCCATGGAAATCAACCACGGGGCCTAGTCGGTGACGACATCGACATCAAAGGGATGAATGTCAAAGGGGTACTTCACAAAGCGCCGGTCGCCGGGAAGATCGACAACATCTTTCAAATCGCGGCTCTGCCGGAGAAAGCCAAGATCCTGGTCGTCAACAAGACACTAGGCGACAAAGAATATCGTAAAGTCCACGGGAAATGGGTCGGGCCGGAAGGGAAGTCTGTTGAATACTTCCATTTCGACCCGCATGCACTACAGACGACCGTCGTGAAGTAGACTAGGCGGCTGTCTTCTTAGCGCGGGGCTTACGCGCCCGCTTGGGCTTCACCTTCTCCTCTACAGGCTCTTCAGCGACCGGGATGGGCTTGGACTCCACAACCGGCGGCGGCGCGACTACACGGGCCGGGAGAAGGGCAGGAAAAGCCATTCTAACCACGTCTTCACTCAGATCGTAGTCGCTTAGATCCTTGGCGAAAACACGTTCAAGCAACATCGCTTCCGTCGAATGGACCGACTCCAGAATCGCGGCCAACAAATCCTGTTTCTTCTTCAGGTTGATGTGGGTCGCCGTCGGCTGAAACAGGTACATGCGCTTGTACTCTTGGTACAGCGTGTTGAACGATAAACCGAGCGGGGAGTCATCGGGAAGGTATTCCGGGATCGGGGTGTCGAATGATACTGCCGGGTCGAACACCAACCGCAACAGTTCGCGCAAAGCGGGCGTTCCGTGCGCGCGAAGGTAGTCCGCTTTCTCTTGGTCGGAGTCCATCATGACCAAGGCATCGAAATGTTCAGGAATGAGGAGATTTTTGCTCTGTGACATCACCCTGATTTAGCATCGCCTCTAAGCGACGCAACAAATCAAAGTCTTCCACATAGAACGGGTCCATCCGCCGGTCCGCATCAATCCCGACCGATCCGACCAACATTTGCAACAGCCGCAAGTCCGGCGCTGTCGCCCACAACTCACCGATTCGTCGAAGAACTTCTGCCTTTTGTTCCGGCGTCGCCGCCCGGTCTAACAACGGCATTCGACTAGCTCCGGGGCGAAGGCGAAGGTGGGGATCGGAAGGCCGGATTCGTACAGGCCCATCAAATGCTCTTCCCACACACCATCAAACCATTCAGGCGCGGTTTCGGACACGCGGAACACTCCATTGTCACTGAAGAGGAAAAGCGCCGGATAGCGCGATTCGTCGTCCGTGGTGGCGCTCAACAACACACCCTGTCGGAACGGGTATGCGTTCATCTTTTTGGCCCAAAACGCGGCGGCGCGGGTACCGACAACGAACACACTTCGGTGACGCGCGACAATCGCGGGAATGACATCCATTGTAACGATTCTTCCGTTCATACCTATCCCTTCATTTCCACTCTACCATAACGACATCCCTTTGTCAATAAATACTTCCATGCTGTCATTTCAGACATTCCGCCGGGTACCTATGATGATTGAGGCGTTCGGCCACACGGCCTACTACACATGGCGGGCCGTTGACCGCGCCACCGTTAAGAAGATTCAACATGTCACCCAAGATTTCGTAAGACAAGGTTTGATCCCTGAACCGGCGATGCACATTGATGACATGCACATGAGCATCATCCGAACGGAAAACGAGATTCCAACGTACACTCCAGACAAACAAACGATTCACGTCCGGGCGAAGGAATGGCGACTACTTGGTGGTCATCCAAACTACTACTTAGTCCTGATCTGTGATTTGCACCCACGGGTAGACCGTCAAGTCCACACAGCCGCTCACCTAGGCGCGAAATTCGTCTTCAAAGGGTTTCTCCCCCACATTTCCGTGGCGCAATACAAGACCAACAAAGTCGATGTGACCGACCTACCGTTACCGTCGTTCACCATCACACTAGAGGCCGAAGAAGTGGTCCAGTTCAACGACAACATGTAATAATGGTGTATGGTCGATGGATTGAAGATTGAAGTGTGCCGGGCCGATGGACAGAAATGCCCCCGGTGTTGGATGTATGCCGGAATCCCGGAGAATCCACACGGGATCTGTGACCGGTGCGCCAAGACAATGTTGGACAGCACGCCGGAAGACTTCGCTAAAAACATCGACCCGGAGAAGTTTGAGGCTTTCCGGGTCGCGTTTGTCGATCTGCAACGTGAAATCAAGGCTTGCTACGCCGCCCAAGCTGAGAAATACATGCGGCGCTGAAGAGCCAAACGATTGGAAGCCCCGGCGGGAGTCGAACCCACGTCGTGCGATTTAGAAGATCGCTGCCTGATCCGCTAGACTACGGGGCCATAGAAAGGGATTGGTGTTCCGGGTTGGAGTCGAACCAACGACCTTCCACTTAGGAGGCGGACGCTCTATCCGTCTGAGCTACCGGAACATGATGGGTCACTTT